CGGCCACCAGAGTCAGGGCGGTGTTCTCGGAAACGGAGTCCGGACGCACCAAGGCGATGACGCGCTGGCCGTCGCTGATCCATTTCAGGAGCTCGGTGTCAGTCCAGCGCACGCCCCCAGCGTCGTTCAGGACGATCTGAGCTCGAGAGATGATGTCGCTTGCCAGCATGGCGAGTCCTTACCAGAGGGTTTTCCTGGCCCAGTGGTTTGCACTGAACACATCGTCTTTGGTCGGGTTGCCGTTCTTGTCTTTGATCCCAGCAGACCGAGCCAGATAGTTCTTGCGCCGTTCGGCGTCTTTGTGCTGGGTGTAGTCCTCCATGCCGCGAAGGCCGAAGCGCACCAGCTTTACTTCGTCGCCCTTCTTGGCCAACACCATCTTCTTCTGGGTTGCGCCTTTGGGAGCGTCAACGGGCTTGTTGAAGCCCGGGAATTCGTGACCGCGATAGACGAGCTTGCCGCCCTCACGCTTGATGTTCGATGCTTTCACCGTTGCTCCTTTGCAGCTTAATCACCGCCTTGTCGCCAGCCTTCACCTCGTCTTTGTTGAAGGGCTTGGTCTTCGGAGCCGGGACCGTGTCGGCCTTGGGTTCGTTGGGTTCCCAGTTGCCGCTGTCGATCAGGGCTTGGTCGTACACGGCGGTCTTGCCGGTACGCTTGTTTCGCATCAGCTTCATGCTGTCTCCAAAAAAAGAGCCGCCCCCGGTGAAGGAGGCGGCTCAATGGCCTAACAGGAGGGGGAGTCAGCCCTCCTGCCGCTACTGCAAGGATCAGCCCTTGACGGCCACCATGTTCACCAGAGCCTCGGGCTTGATGACGTTGTAGCCGTACACGTTCAGACCACGGACGATGTTGCCGAAGGTGGACTGAGCGCGCAGGGTTTCGACGTTGGTCATCTGCGAAGCGAAGGTGATGGCGTCCTTGGTGCCAGCCATCAGGTAGCTGTCGCCGTCGTTGGTCTTCGGCAGGTTGTTGGACACGTAGACCATGAAGCGGTCGATCATGCCCAGCTTGCCGTTACGCAGCGGGGAGACGCTGTCGCCTGTCAGGTAGGCTTGCTTCAGGTCGGAACGCTTGACCATCGAAGCCATCCAGGCGGGGATCACCAGCCAGCGGCCATCTTCGGGCACGTTCTGCTCGTCGAGCACCTGGCCAGCATCCAGGAACAGGTCGAGGATGTTGTCCTTGGTGACGGCGCGGGGAGCAGCATCGGTACCGAGGTTGATGTTGCCGGAGATGGCACCAGCGGTGGCACCCTTGTTGGCGGTGGCGGCACCAGCCTTCACGCCGTTCAGGACGTCGGCGTCGATGCTGATCTTCATCTGGGTGGTGGCGTCGTTGGTGAAGACGTCCATCAGCTTGATGTCGGTCTGCACGGCGTCCACGTCGTCCAGCACCACGGCGAAGTACTTGCCCTTGTCGATCAGCAGTTCGATGGGGGTGGAGTCCGGAACCTGGTTGGTCAGGTTCTGGCCCTTGGTGTAGCTGTTGATCGTGATGGTCGGGATGGTGCGGATGTGAACCTTGTCACCCTGACCCTTGATCTCGCCTTCCCAGTCGGTGTTGGCGATCTCGGCGAAGACCGTGGTCTTGTAGAACTTGACCTGGAGCTTGCCGCTCCAGATTTCGGGGATGAAGTTGCCGCTGTACTGCGTATAGCCGCTTGCTACGGGAAATGCCATTTTGAATACCTCTTGAAATGAAAAACCCGCCGAAGCGGGTCAGTGTTTTGGTTGAAAACCGAGAGGTCAGCGGATGCGACCCTCGATCTGTGCCGCCATGATGTCGGCCTCAATGGCAACCTGGTCTGCGTCACTCACATCGCCACGACGCGCACGCGCATAGAAGTCGGCCACCTCAGCCCGCGTCCAAATCTTCTTGGCCGGAGGCGTGTTGGGTGCCTTGTTCGTCGGTGGTGTCAGTTGCGAATCGAGTGCAGCATTCGAGTTTGCCGCCCACGATGTGGATGTCTTCTTGAACGCGGTGAAGAACTTCGCGGTGCGAGCAGCATCACGCGACTTCTCGGCGTTGGAGAGGAGAACCTGTCGGGTCTGTCCGGTGAGCTCGTCCACCTCGTCCAGCCAAGTCAGGAACTTGGGGTCTTGGTTGACTTGCTCCCAGTCGGGAACCATCGAGGTCAAGGAGGAGAAGAAGTCGGCCTC